GGGTCTGGTTCAGCAATCTTGCGGTTGAAGTCGAATACTCCACGGCTATCTTCTGGGCGCAGTCCCGCTTGAGCTAGCTTGATTGACGACCAGGGTTTCCCTTGCAAAGCATCATCCATGGCTTTAGCCGCAGTATCTTGTGACTGCCACCCGGCTTGTTCATGGTCGAAGCGCATTTTTGCGTCAACTTGAGCCTGATGTTCTTCCTGCTGCTTAGCGAGGTAGCCTTCAAGTTCGGGGCGATCTTCTCCAAACACGCTATCGTACTTAGGATTATCTAGGAAAGCTTTAGCCGCATCGTACTGGCCCGCATTCACGTACCCCATGACAGCTGCTTTAACGATACCACCAGTCGCTGACTTCTCGACACGAGCTTGTTCTTCTGTAGCTCCGGCGAAGTTCGAGTTCTTCGCAGGTCCATAAGCCGCGTCTAAGTTGTCTTGGAAATTCTGCAATGCCGCATCGAAGTTCGCAGGATTAGCGTAAACCTGAGCCGCGGCCGAGCTAATAATAGAGTTCGTATTGCGAACGGAAGTGGCTTTATCTAGCGAAACCTGATCAGCGAGATAATTCTTTTGAGTTGTAGCTTCACGCTCTGCGGCATGCTCTTGAACACGCGCAGCCATTGCGGGCGTCATGTTCTTGGTTGCTTGTTCTACTAGCTGATCGTTGCTAGTCTTCCAGTCCTGATAGCGCTGTATAGCTGCATCAGGACGTTCGCCCATCGTGTGACCAGGATGATCCGGGTCCGGGGTATTAAAATACTGGTTATTAGTCAGTTCATAATTTGCGTCGTGTTGCGCGCTTTGCGTGGTATAATGAACCAGAGCTTGCTGATCTTGGTGTTGCTGCCACTGATCGCCCAGCGTTGTGACCGCACCACCAACGTCTTCACCTATCTGGTGGTAGAACGAGCCAATACGACGCCCGGCCAGTTCCGCGCCTTGGATGCCGCGGTCGCTGGGCGTGATCCGGTCTATCGGATTGGTAAACTCGGGGATGTTGGAAGGAAGTTCTGGCATATCAAATCGCTGCTATCGATGCTATAGCGCCAATGCCCTTTAGAAGCCCACCAAACAGACCACCACCAGCAGCAGCTTGCGCGGCGCTCTGCATCCCCTTGAATTGGGATGCTTGCTCCAGATAACCGTTCTCGTTCACTTGACCCTGGATTGAGATGAGGTTCTTAGTCAAACCCCCCTGCGCCGCACTCGACCGCAGGATATCACCAGACGATCCGCCTTGGGTAAATCCGGCTCCCGCGGTAGCAGCTTGGGTCGCCCCTATCGACTGGGTGATTGCGCGGTTAGCCTGGAATTCCTGGATTTGTGTCGAAGTCTGTTCAAGTTGCGCGTTCTGCGTGGCATACTTCGCAGCCTGTCCATAGGCTGATGCCTCAGACATATCCCCCATAGCGCCGAAGATATCAGAGACCGCGCCGCCAGCATCACCGAAGTTGAAACTCATATCAACGATCCTGTGTTTCTATGTGGCCTTCCATCATGGCCACTGTAGCGGGATAGGGACGAGTGATCGACCAGGCCAGCATATTGGTGTAGTTGTAATCGGCCTCCAGTGTATTCCAATACACCCCATTAAACAAGGTCGTTGGCGGAATGGGTGTTCCACCACGAGTTGTGAAGTTCGCCGGACGCTGGGGCTCTTCATCAATCCCGAAGCTGATCCCTTGGGTCTGCACAAGAAGCGCGGAGAACTGGTGCGTGCGCCTGGTCTTGCCCAGCGCCGGACCCTGGGTCCACGCCTCTTGATTGGCTATAGGCCGTGTCAAGCGCACAGACGTTGTGTAAGTGCGACCGGCCGAGACACTCAAGTTTGTCGGTGGCGAAGCAGTGAACTGGACAAACGGGGGCGTCACCCCGCTATAATTGATAGCCGGATCGAAGGTGTTATACTCCGTACGATAGGCCAGGGCTGAGTTCACAAGGATCGCATTGTCATACCCCGCGGGTTGCGCGGTGTTCGGACCAGAACTCTGCACATGAACCCCATTGAACCAGAAGGTATCCGTGAGAGGATCGTACACTCCAGGATAAGCATTGAAGTCGAGCGGCCAAATGTACCCCTCGACAGGGGGTGGTACAGCTTTAGGCGTGACAGCGGCGATCACCAGCGCATTATCAATAGCTGTACCGAAAGCGGAGTTCGCATTGTCATAACTATCCTCTGGCAGAATTTGCACCAGTTGCGGCGCTTGTCCATAGACAAACTTGTATTGCATGAAGACGATCTTCTGCACATCAGTAGCAACCCCACCCGGAGCAGTTGCCAAGACTACCTGGAACCAATAGGTCGTGTAGTCCGTGCCTGGGAATACGAAGTTGTGGCGCGCCAGATAAGAGTTGGTTTCCCGGATACCAAGAACGACATACGCAGCATCAGCCGCTACCAGCGTTGAAGTATAGGTACTCGTCAGCATGGGGCCTAGGATGCCGGTGTAGTGTTCGTAAGCCATATCCCCGAACTGAACATACGTGCAGGAGATCAGGTTAGTGTTGTAGGTGTCCGAGTTGGTTGCCGTGACGACTGTAGGTATGATCTCCAATGCTACACCTTGATTAGTCAACGGTAGGCGCATCCATCGGATGAAACCCCCGTCCGCTCCAGCAAAGACAGTATCATTATCCAGCGGGGCTCCCGCTAGACCATCTGCGTTAGGGCCAGTAGAAAGTGCAGCCCACGGTGTCACGTCAGTATAGCCTCCTGACAGATTAGTACCCAGGCCTCCGAGGCTTACTGGCGGGGGGCTGATCTGACAAAGACGGAACTGAAGCAAACAGTTCGGCGATACTCCCTGGTAATACCAGCCAAAGACGTAAGCAGCGCCGTCCGATCCAAAAGTGATAAGCGACGCATAGTCGTCGTTACAAACATTATCGTACCATATCACATATGGGAGTTTGCTATCCGCCGAAATCTCTAGCGGAGTTTGCTGGCGCGGGACCAGAACAAGACGGTTCTGTTGCACGTCGCGGACGGACTGATACCATGTTAAGCCATAGACCCAGTTGTCATCCATCGCCATGGGGGAAAGGCGAACCGGGTTCGTGTAGGCATTGTCCGCCCACGTGGGAATACTCATATACGCCGCTTCAAGGGTAAGCGCGAAATTGTCTTGAAGCCGGAAGTTGTAGAGACCTCCCTTCGGCGCGGCAACCCAAAAGTCGCCAGAGCGGGGGTCGGTAAGGCCGGGAGTATTATACTGAGATGGGTCGAGCGTTACCAGGTCACGTGTCTGCCGTATCCAAGTTCCGTCACTCGGCGTCCGTGGATCAACCAAAGTTGTGGCGATTGAGGCTCCAGACCCGTCACCGACAATCGTGAAGGTCGGCATGGTGTCGATTGAGCCACCCCACTGGGTGATCTGTGCGTGAACTACCGAGCCGCCGCCGCCCGCATCTAGCAGGCAGCCGACAGAGTACCCACTAGCTGGGTCAACCTCAACGCGCGCACCTTCGTAGGAGCCGCCGGGCTGATAAAGCGACAGAGAGATCGCGCCGACACCAGGAGGGATCACCGCTTGAGGTGTAGCGCGCGTGTCGTAGCGGGTAACGACCCCGGTGTCTTGGTTCTTGCTCATAACGAAGACAGGTTCGGTTGGCGGCGCATTGAAATCCGCGCCATTAGCATAGCTGTCACCCACATCAAACACGGTAAAGCCCGTGTCATTGGTCACGTTCTGCGGGCTACTATTGTAAGTGAAATAGCCGCACAGGTAGTTGAAGCAGCGACGTATAGGATCGTAGGCCCAGGCAAAGCCTGCGGTATCAGTCGTGGCGACGTTGAGGCCCGTCTCGGATTGAAGGGCTGTCGCAATATCGGTATCGTAGTTATCCGACGCAGACACCACGTAATTGGGATAGAGCGGGATCGGTGTTTTATAGCCCATGTTAGAGCCCTATGAGTGAAGCAGGAACTTGTATAGTCCCATTAGCTTGCACGGTAAAGTCCCCGCAGTCTACCCCGTTAATGAACGCTGAGATCGTCTCGCCAACGACATACCAGAAGCCGTAGAGTTGGATCACGAGAACGCCGCCCACCGTCAGAATATCCGCACCGACGGTATTTCCGCCCCCGTCCACAAACCAGGCATTCTCGATAGTGTCAGTCTCCAGGAATATATTGGTCATGATCTCGATATAGCATATGCTCGTAGCCGGGTCTTGCGTCAATAGGGACAGTGCATCTTGCTCTCCGCCGGGGGCAGGACCGCTCTGGATATTCAACACAGTGCGGCCGGTGCCCAGGGCATGTGGTGCCCAGGCGAAGAAGCTGGCGGCCTGAGTGCCAAAGGGGCTATCGCGACGATAGGTCATAGAGGCAAGAGTGCCATCGTTCATGCGGCTCCAGATGATCGGTGTCGTCTCCTGCACATAGGCAATCTGAGCGATCCCCGAGGGGTCACTCAGATGTTCAGCATTCTGGCTCAGGTTCATGCCAGTGATTTTGCCGGAGTACACATCCGACACAAGCTCAGTCAACTTCTTGGCATAGCGACGCACAAAGACAACCGACATGCCTGGCATAACCGCATCAACGTTCTCGCAACCATACTTAGTGCGGCGGTGAGCCTGGATAGACGTTGGGGTGAGAGGATCGCTCAGGGCCGAAGCCTGGATCGCCCACTCGCCCGCCTGCGTGCCCATGACGATGCTCTCGTGATACGGGATCATCCAGAAGATCGCATTGACTTCCGACGCCTCCAGGGTCTCGCTGATCCCGTTGTTATCCGCCACGTTCCCGTAGAGATCGGTAGGACTAAACTGGAACGGGAGATCACTCATACTGCTATCGAAGCGGTTCGGGAGCGCGCCAGAGAACCACACGCGCCCCTCGTGGAAGGTGCCGACCGCGGGTTGCGTCGTTCCTGTGTACACGCCGAGTTGCCAGATCGACATGGGTGTCGTGCCGTAAAGCAGCGCACCGCTTGCCTGGGGGTTGCCATAGGCATCATTATAGCTCGGGACGATATCAACGACGACCACATTATTCGACGAGACCGCGGTTATAGGACCGTAGGTCCAGGCCAGGCCGGTAGGGTTGATCGTCCAGGTCAGCGGGTTGATATCCGGCTGCTCATTCGTGGACGCCGCGGAGGCCGTGAAAGCGCTTCCCTGATAGAGGGCTGTCTGGCCAACGGCATACGCCGTAGTGGAGACCCATGGAAGCGGCTGGCTGAACAAGCGTACGAACCGACCCACATCCGCGGACGTGAACCCTTGGCCGTTATTGATCGAATTGGTTGAAGACCAGGTGAGCGTGACGGAGCCAGGACCGGAAGACCCGGCGGATACCGTACTACCGTCTGTAGGTGGATCAAGATAAGGCCCGTCAGTGAACACAGCAGTGGTCAAACTGAAGGTGGCAAAATCCACTGGATCACCATCGCTGTCTGAGATCGGCGGTGTTAGTTGCTGAAGCACCAGAGCGGGATAACCAGCGCAGAGAATGAAAGCGTAAGTATCGTTCTGCACAACCCGCAGATTTGTCAGGTCGGCCGACTGGTACGGCACCGTGAACTCAACAACCCGGCTAATGCCAAGATCATTCGTTCCAAGAACAACCGTAGTGGCGTCAAAGGTGCCAAAGATGCTATCCACGATAGTGATCGAACTCGTGGTAGGTACCGCGGTGATTATGAACTGGCGGCCAAGGAGCGGTGCAACATTGTACAGGGGACCAGCGAGTGCCCCTATGATACGAACCTGAACCTGTTCTCCGACACTCCAACCATGCGGCGCGCTGGTGGTGATCGTGGCCGATATCGGCGGCCCAGTGTTTGGCGTGACCACCGTGATCGCCTGTTCATTTTCGGTCGCGGTATATGCGCCGCTGTGCAGGCGCATGAAGCCCGGCGTAAATTCCATCAAATACGGCACGGACTGGAGGAAATCAAAGGAGCGGATCACGCCGGGTACGCCATTGCGTGTGGTGCCGAGTTGGATAGTGCCTGGGCGGCGTGTGCAGGCCCCCTGCTCAACCGGCAGAGCATTGAAGCACTTATCCATGGCCGTGACGTACTCTTCCTTATCGGCGCGTCCTTGAGCGGTCTTAGACCACTCGCCGCCAAGGAAAGAGGTGCGTGCGTAAGAGCCGCGACCCATCAGAACCTCCGGTTCAGAAAGTCACGGATGCAGAAGATCACTACCCCCACAAAGAAGACCGCGCCGCAGACGAGGCTACAGATGAAAAGCGCAATAGTCTTCATAAACGACATTCCAAATAGTCATCCATCGGGGGCTCTGTCGCGCCGGTCTCGATGCCATTAACCACGCGGGCTTCGGTCATAAACTCCTTGTACTGGGCTCCAATAGCCTGGAGTTTGCCTTCCGATTGGGTCAGGTCTTCTACGATTTCGGTAGCAATGCGCGCGCTAAGACCTTCACAAAACATGGGGTCCATCTCCAATATGTCCGCTATATCCGCCACGAAGCGCAACATGACCGGGTTAGCGGTCGCGGACGTGAAGAAGTTGTTCTCGAACTCGTAGTCCTCGTAGCGAAGTTGACCCATTGGCGATCCGAGATAGGACTGAGAACCGGCCTTCGGGTCGGAAGGAGCCTGGCGCAAGAAGCCGTTGGGTAGCATGAAGACATTCCGGCTAGAGACCTGTGATGCTGGGCCGGTGCCAACTGGATAGACCAAGGTAAGCGACTGAACGGTGGCTGTTCCCAACTGTAGCCAGTTGAGCCCAGTCATAAAGTCGGTCTGAGACCCAGGCTGAAAGATCCATGGACCCAAGCCGGTAGGCGTATTATTCACATTCATGTCCTGAGCCGACTGGTAGACCACGCCCTGGTAGATGACCTGATCATTCAGCTTGTAGATGTTGGTCGAGACCCAAGCAGGCCAGATGCCGGGGAGATCAGTGTTCCCGCTCTGAAGCGAGATGTATATGCCAGGATTGCTGGCGACCGGATTGTACACCAACTCGCCCGCGAAGAAACTAGTGGTGGGTGCAGTCGGTGGGCCGCCCTCAATCCAGTTCACGCCACCATCCGTCACTGGGTCATTAGCTACAGTCGTCTGCGTAGCCGTATAAACATTTCCGTCCTCGGCAATGACCTGGTTCCCCTGGACATAGACGGTGCCGACAAGCCAATTCAGCGGGAACGTGATCGTAGTGCTCCAGCACGAAACCGTAATAGGACCAAAATACTGTTCCCATGGCACGCCATTTCCGGGCGTTACACCTGTAGTCACAGAAGCGTTCGCCTGATAGAGAATGCCGTTATAGGAAACTACCGATCCGATAACATAGGTGTTTTCAGCTGACCATACCGCGGGGACGAAGATCATCGTCGGTGCTAGCGGCGGCACCTGGGTGCTGGGGTATATGTTGGTTTCAATTGGACGGAGGATGACTTTCCGAGTGGCAAAGCGCCAGACATTCCTACGCAATTCGGCTACGCGGAGTTTGTCATAGCAGAAAGCCACCGAAGAGGCATTCTTACTATCGTCTTGGAATGAAATGATCCGGGTGGCACCGCAATGCTGGAGTGCCCGGTTTGCTATGTCCACATTGGTCGTGAACGGTTCGGGCATGGGAGACTCCGCGGTTAGTCAGTTGGTATCCTGGCCATACTAGCGTAGTTGGCAGTTGAAGTCGAGATCACGACCCGCACAGTGCCAGGAGGAAGCTGAACAACCTCAGACCCGCCACCAGAAGTCGTGATCGCAGTCCCGACATTGATCCAGTTGCCAGAGGGGTCTTGAGTTTGCAGTTGGGCAGAAGGCGTACCAGTGCAGGAGACAAGCAGAAGATAAGAGCCACCCTGCATCCCGCTGGCGTATGGGGGAGCCGCCTGCGCCGTTAGGCCGTAGGTTCCCGCCGCAGCGTTCGCGCAGAAGACAACGCCTTCCTGGCCCCGCATTAGAGTGGTACAGACGTAGAGAAGTTCACGTCACTTAGGAACCGATAGAACGCATCCACCGCTTCTTTAATTTCGCGCTTCGTCATGTTGGCGGCAAGGTTGACGCGAAGCTCGATATCACCAGCGCCAGGCGCATTCGTTCCCTCCGTGATCGGCTGGGAACCCGAGCCGGACACGTTGAACTCAAGAGCGCCGCGCGATGTTGACCAAGATGCACTCGTCATTACCGTTTCCTAAAGTTCGCCCAGCCGCCGAAGGAGGCGCAACGGCCGGGCAGGATGGCCGCGCCCTCAACAAGAGGGCCGCGTCGCACCCCAATGGTTACAGGGCGTAGCTGGCTTCGCAATACATCACCGCTGCGGCAGCCGCATCCGCCACGGTGTGAACCGCGACCACGACGTCGATCTGACCGCCGGGATCAGCCGAGAGACCAAGCGCCACCCACAGGGGAGAATTGAACAGGTTCGGATTGATGTTCAGCAGCACGTTGTTCTTGACGCCCTTGGCACCAGTCGTTGCGGTGACCAGGAAGGCCGAAGCAAACGAAGTGGCTGAAATAACTGTGCCTTGGTTCGCCGAAGAGGTGCCGTCAGTCGTGCTGTCGCTGTAGTACGCGCCGACGTCGAGAGCCAGAGTATCCGAACCGCCGCCGGTATCAGGCGGGGTCGAGAAAATCAGGTTCAGCGACTTCAAGATCACGTCCGATTGCAGACGTACCAGCTTGTAAGTCGAAGATGTAGAACCAAGGCCCGCCGCGGTCATCGCCACGAAATCAGAGACAGAGCGCAGAAGGCCAGGAGCCCCGGCACCCGCATTGTTCTGCGTGAAAATGTTTGCCTGCGGCAGCGAAGAAGCGTCCCCGTCGAGGTTGTGGATAGACTGGGACTTGAGGGTATCAACCATTCGTCAGGTTCCTTACGGGGTGATGTCCGCGCCGCCTTGGTCGTAGCAAAGGATTTGAAGCACCTTGCCCGGCTGAGTGCGGGTCGAACCAAAAGTGTGGCTGGAGTAAACCTGCCAGGGTTCACTGGACAGATCGTTGCGCTGACTGATGCGGTTGTACACATCGCGCCAAATACCAAGGTAGAGGCCGGACTTCGCGAAGGCGATAACCTGGCGTGCGCTGGATGTGACGGTGAGACGTTCCGACACCACGATATCAAAGCCCATGAAGCGGGTCACGCGACCTTCGACAAGCACAGGGCGCTCGTTGAACTCGCTGGACACGACTTGGACCTGATTAAGCAGATCGCTCTCTTGCTGCGAACCAATCACTAGGGTAACAGGATCGCTATCGAGATCGACGTGGTAGTGGCGGAAGGTGCGCCGAGCTTCGATCAACTTGGCGACAGTCAGGCCGGAATTGGAAGTCGACCCGAAAGTCTCAACCACGGTGAAACCCGCGTTTGCCACAGTGCTGGAGGTATTGAAGGTCTCGGCCGAGAAAGCCGCGCCGTCAACGCCGGTCTGCGACGTACCGAAGGAGGCCGCGATCAAATTGTCATCCCAGTCACGACCAAAAGCCATCGCAGCATTCTGCACATACTCGGACTTGGGGTCCACGATGGTGCGGAGCGTATCGAAGCTGTCGATCAGTTGGGGAAGTTCACGGTCGGTCGGGAATACCCACCGACGAGTGAACGTGGGGTCAACCCGATTGAGGGGCGCGAAGCGACCCGCTGGAGCCATCGACTGGATGGCACCAATCTGGTTGATCGGCGAAGCTTGCTTGCCGACGTGGAAGCCCTCACGCACCTTTCCACGAAGCTTGGAGCCCATTTGCTGGAGCTTCAGTTCGAGATTGGTAGAGAACTGGGTCGTGAAGAGATCGATAAGGCCCGGATCAGCCATGGATATATCTCACAAAAAGTTGAACACCTACGGCCGTGTCCATTCCGGGGGCCTAATTTCAATCACATATGATCACGTTTTCGTGATCGCGTCAAGAGGCTTACTTCTTACGCATTTTTGCTAAGCGTGAGACCTAAGCGCGCCCGCTTACCCGCAGTGCCAGGGTCACTCTTATGCTGCTCCATGTAAGCATGTGTGCTCTCTCCGGCCTTAGCCGCAGCAGCTTTCTCAGCGCCAGGGTGCTTGATCGCGCCTGCTATCCAATGCTTCGCCATCACGAACTCACAATCAATTTATTAAGGCCCGTCATCTCGCGAGCTTCAGCCGCGCCTCCAGCCATATAGCGATCACGCCATTGTGTATCGGCCATAAGTTCGCCCTTCCGAGCGACAGCCTGTTCACGGGTCATCACGCCAGGTATGGCGGGGTTCTGGTTAGAGACGAACTTATCTTCGCCGATCTTCGTTCCGATGGTTCGGAACATTTCCATCACCTTGTCGTAGCCGACTTCCTTCTCCAGGGCCGCGACCGCTTCCGGGGTCACGCCGAGAACTTGCGCCGCACGTGTGGCGACAAACAGGTTAGCCTCGTACTGGCTACCCCAGTTAGTCTTGAGACTGTCCTTCTGCGTGGCCAGCAAGGCGGCGCGTTCGCCCGTGTCAGTGGCTTCCTGACTAGCAGCGAACTTCACCACGTCCGATGCTAGCTTAGCAGCCGCAGCCGGAGATAGGTGAAGTTCCGCAGCAGTCTTCTTGGCGAAGTCAGCGAAAGGAGCGTCAAGGTCGGAACCATCCGGGAGTTTAACGCTAGAGAGATCGTAGCCCGATACGTCCTTGGGAACGCCCAACTTCTCATAGACCCTCGCCCAGCCTTCAGTGTCGTTGGGGTCGGTAGGGATGCGAGCGAGTTGCGCGGCAGGAGCGCCGACAAACTTCTCAGCTTCACGATGCGCCTGCACCGCGGCGAGAGCAGCAGCCTTGGGATCAAGTTTGTCCCAGCCACGGTTCTGAATGTGGCCTACTACATCTTCGGCCGCCCCGGTAAACCAAGGACTTTCGGTAATCGGGGCTGCGGCCGGGGTGATTGTTCCCGTGCCCGTCTCTGTGAGATGGATATCAGACATTGATAATCCCTTCATCTTCGCTGGGGGGTTGTTGGCGCTCGTTTGGAATGAACTTACCGCCGGAATGGATAATGTACAACTGTTCTGGTGTCAGATGCAAGTGGTTCTGAATACGCAACCAGACTTCGCGCCTGCCTTCAGCTACCGCATGCCTACGCGCATCATCATTGTAGCAGCTTTCTGTAGCTCGACAGAACGTCGCCAGATCAGCCAGGACCGCCTGGCCCGCGGGACTGAGAAAGGCGTGGCCGTAATCACGCTTCCGATGGCGGATGAACTCTAAGAGACGTTCAACGACTATCATTGTCCAGGCACTCCTGCTGGCGGCGCTTGTGGGCTAGGCTGTCCAGGGGCCGCGGGAATACCCGGCGCATTAGGCTGAGTGCCCTGGGACTTGGCGACTGTCGCCTGGGCTTTAATCATCGCGGCCTGGGCGGGAAGGGCTTGAACCTGGGCAGCTTGCTGCTGCGCCTTAGCACGGTTCATCCGCTTCTGCTTAATCTCGTCATCCGAGGCCATCCAGTCAAGCGGCGTGCCGTTGATATCAGCGATAGCCGGATAGGCGCGATCCAGGGCGAACACATCGAAGCCGCTAGGATCGCCGGTGGCTTGCGCCACGTTCGTTACCATTTCAAGGGTGCGAGCGAAACCAGCCACATCTTGGGCACGCATCGCGCGGGCCAAGGGGCTGGTGTACTCGACTTCGTAACCTGAACGAGCTTCCTTCATGGCGGGCGTGATTGGAGGAAGGAGACCCAGTTGAGCCATCACATCCAACTCGCGGTGGATCATCGAACCGAGGTACTCGGACTGCTGGCGGCCCGCGGTCGGGGCGATCAAGATACCCTTCTCATTGGTCCGCTCGACAACTTCAGTCGCGGTCATCTGCGGGTTCTCAGTCATAATCTGGAACAGCGAGACCAGGAACATGTCATTAATGAGCGCCTTTTCCTCGGCCATCATCTCCTTGTTGATCTGGATATTGCCGGTCGGAAGGATTTGCACGAGCGCACGGCCATCGGCCGAGACACCGCCCTTATTCAATGCTCCGGGACGTAGGCTCATGTCGAGAATGCCGTCGTCCGCGGTGAGTAGCACCGGGTCCGCGGCGCGATGTCCCTGCTTCAGGAAGGTAGCCTTCTGAGCATTCAAGGTCTTGAGCGCCGGGAGGACCATCATCGCCGGGCTACGGCCATACACTTCGCCTGGAGCCTGGACGTAGCGACTGATCGCCATGGGCAGAGTGTTGTAACCACCTTCACTCAGAAGACAGCGGCCTTCGATGGAGATGTAATACGATGCGAACTTCTTCCCCTTCGCATTCAGTTTGCCCGCGTCGTAGTCATGGCGCGGATGAACCGTTTGGATGAAGTTGAACTTCTGCTGCGACTGCTGATCTAGTGCGGAACGCAATGCTTCAGGGAAATTCTCTGGCCCAAACATCAGAAGGCATTGGCGCGCATCCAAGCGGAACCAACGATTAAAGCCGTCCACCAAACCCTGGTGGTTCTCCCGGATAAACAGTTCTCCCAACGGGATCGCGCGGTAGCGCAAAGCCCGGATAGGATATCCTGCCTCATCATATGCCTGGTCCACGAACATCGCCGCGGTTCCGAATGCGCCGAGACCCTCGAAGTTCTGGTTGTTCTGAGAAGCGAAATTGGCGATAGGGGCATAACGCAGTTTGAATAGCCGGTTGACCACTTGCTCATACCAGAGTTTCGTCTGCCGGTCCTTCATAAGATCGGGATCGTTAGAGCAGAGGCCATGCCATTTCTGGTTACGCGGGGTCAGCAAACTGTCCATGATCGCGGCGAAGCGGTGGTTAGCTAGCATCCCGGAAGCATCGATCTGCTGATAGGTCTTCTTCTGGCCAGGGAAGTTGTAAGCGCCATAGAAAAAAGTGTTGACACTATTGGGGGCCAGGACAGACGCGACTTCTTCCCACTGAGATGAGAAGGTGTTACGCCACGTGACCATCTGCTCAAACTCTTGCAAGCACTGACGTACGACTTCTTCCTCGTAGGGCGTTTGAATACGAGTGACATACGGCAGTAAAGCAGAGGCTTGGTTATCCATTAGGCTCGCTGCGTTCCAAAGAAGAGAAGCAAAAGTTGACCGCTGATGTTCGGATTAGCGATTAGCACATTGCCCGCCGCATCCTTGAGCGGCTTGTTATTTTCAGGAAGCATCAGCCAGTGAGATAAAGTGGTCAGATTGGCAGCCACATCTTCAATCGTGATTTCGCGTACGTCCATACTACCTTCCGAGATATGGTGTAAGGCCGAGAGACGTAGCCGCGGCCGACAACCCTTGCGGATTGTAGATGCCCTGGCCCTGGTCTTGTCCGGCAATCTGGCCCGCCTTCTTCTTGCGCTGCGCGACTTCAGCTTCCATCTGGTTCTTCAGGTCATCACCCATCCCGAGGCCGAGATCAGCGGACGCCGCGCCAGGGACGAGGGCATTCTTGGAGGAAGGCATTAGGTCGGGGTTCCCGGCGTCGCCTCAACATCGATAGTGCCGCACTGGATTACGTAGGCCGCGACTGAAGGATCGCCCGCAATCTTAGGGCTGAGTTCAGCCACATCCGCCTTGCAGACCGCAGCGGACGGCTCGGCTCGCACAAAAGTCACCGGGTCCTGGCCTACGCCATTCAGAAACGCAATAATCACGAGGATGACGATGTGCATGTGCCTACCCCAACTTAAAGGAAAGCCAGAGTAATACGAATGTGATCAGGCGTCAATGGATATAAAAACCGCCGCCCGGCGAGGAGGTAACCGGGCGGCGGAAGTCCCAGGAAGACCCGCACCTGGAGAAAACGCCAGGGAGGCTGCGCCGAAGCGCCCGAAACCCGGTGCCGTAGCGAAGGTTCCTGTCCAAGAGGGACCATCCGCAATCTAGTACGTCCGGCCTGGGCTGTCAAT